TAGGTCTAGACCAAACTATTTTGGATATGATACAGGATCACCAGTAAGATCTGATGGTCTAGTAGACGATCCTGAAACTGCTGCTGTGTTTACTGTTAGTGGTTGCATACTTGATGCTACTAATAAAATTATATTACCTAGTGGTACTGATCTTAGACGACAGTATGGTACTGCACCAGATACATGGTATCAGTGGGATGCAATCATTCCATTGATGTATGTGACACCTGTTAATGTGGATGATAAGTATGACATATTAAGAGAAGGTACATATGTTCAGACAATGGAAGCTGCTGAAGAAATAGATGTTAATCCTACACCACAGTGGGAAGTAACTCTTAGTTCATCAACATTAGTTTCTGGTACATATGATCTTAGATTTAGACATGGTGCATGGCCAACTTCAATGAACTTAGGTGCAGAGAATAAGGATCCAGTTCAGTCAGCATTTAGAGCACATAATCATGGTAGTTTTGAGATACAACAGGGTATAGGATCAATGGCTGGTCCTCCATCACATACTGCTGACAATGCAGATGGTTCTGCATTACAAGCACAAAGTCTCGAAAATGCACTAAATATTTCATGTGATACTACACAACCTTCGTTAACGATGACATTCATTATCAAGGCGTTCTAATGGCAGTATTCTATAACAAAGAAAGAGCTAAGTATGGTAACTTGACAGGTCAAGTTATTATTTGGCCAGTAGAGTATGAAGGATTACCTGATGGTACTCTTAATACAAAAAATTTACCTGCTGGTTATTTGAAATGTGATGGTACAAAATACTTTGCTGAAGATTATCCACAACTAGCAGCTATATGTGGTGTGGGTCAGAACTGTAAGTTTATTAGAAAGAATACTGATCTAACAAATTTTGATACATTAACTGACTCACAGTTCATGGTTCCTGATCTTGGATCTAAGTATCCTGAACCAACTTCAGGTGCTAACTCAGGATTATATAATAATATAAGATTAAAGAACTCATTAGACAATGAGATAAGTCGTTCAGGTATTGGTATTGAAGCAGTCTCTGCTATTGGTGAGAATGTTAGAATAGATTATAGTGGATCTATTTCAGTACCAAGTCAAGAGATTGATATTAGAGGTAAACCCTCTTGGACATATGCTGGTGCAACACACCGTACAGATAGTGAAGGTGCTGAAGAGAATACTATTCATCCACACTCACACTTCCACTCTGCTGTAAGAGCAAGAAACTTAGCTTTAACAGAGACTGGTACTAATGCTCCTCAGCCTCAGGGTCAACTTGGTAGAAGGAATGCTTCTACTATTCCTATTCAGGATTGGTTGGATGGAACTACAAATAGTAGTGGAATAGCAGGAACAGGACAACAACCATGTTTTGCTATAGATAAATGGTCTCCAGGTACAGGTGGTGGTGCAACATCAACACAATTTGCACAGGGTACTATCTATTGGGGTCACTGCATATATGGTGCTGGTGATCAATACACATATAATTGTATATTGAACTCAACAATGGGTCCTATTAATAGAGGAACACTTGCTGGTTCTGCTGATGGATCTAACATAGCACGTTATAGAAACGTTGCACAGTTATTATTTGTTTGTATTCCAGGTGGCGGTGCTGTTTCTAATGATACTATAACAGTTCAACCAACATATATTCAGGGTGCTCAAGGTGTACCTGAAGATTTTCTTGGTAATAGTTTATATGATGTGTTACCACTACAAGCAAATGATTCAGTAGTTACTGGTCGTGCTACAACAGACCTAGAGAATACTGTAACAGATACAGCAGAACTACCACGGGAGGGAGGTCTTGATCCTACCATACATAATCACCGCATCGATTTGGAGAAGGGTGATCATAACTATCAGGTTAAGACAAATGCTATTGTCATTCCACCTGAAAACTTACAAACTACCATGACAATTGGTGCAGACTCATCAGTTTCAATAGATAGTGCATGTGCTCCTTTTGTTGTAATGGAATACCTAATTAAGATCTAATGACAACATCACAATTATACAGAAATGCTCGGACAGGTTTCTACACAGATCTTACCGTAGATACAACACCAGTGGGTGCTATTGTACCCAATTTAAAGACTGGTACAAACTCACTAGACCATAACTTTGTTAAGTTTGGTGCTACCACGTTCCCTGCTCTAACAGAAACTACTGGTAATGCATATGCAGTAAAAGATGATCCTGCATATACTCATCAAGGTTATTTGTATTGTAATGGTGATGAGTTTAATATTGGAGATTTTCCAGGATTATTTGAATTAATTGGTAACAAGTATGGTGGTAGAGCTAGTAGTGGTATTGATGTAACAAATGGTGGATCAGGATACACAACACTACCACTTGTAGGAATTACTGCTCCTGGTGGTGGTGCTGGTGTGCAAGCAACTGCTGGTGCAGTTGTTGAGAATGGTGTAATTGTACGTGTTGATGTTGTTAATCCTGGAGCAGGATATACTTCACCACCAACAGTACAATTTACTGGTGGTAATGGATCAGGTGCTACTGCTGTAGCAAGAATTAATACTGTTGATGGTTCTATTGAAGGTATCAATACTAATAATGTAATGGACTACTGGGGTGATCCATACTTAGGAACATTTAAAGTACCTGATTTAAGAACAAGAAAGATTGTTGGTAATGGTCCTGTATTTGGTAACAACTCTCCTAACGTAGGTAACTCAACTCTTGGTGTTGGTACTACAGGTGGTGCATGGTATCTTGATAAAGATGCTCAAGATGAATACTTCTCACTTGGTAGAATAGTTACTACTGGATATGAGAATGTTGTTGAGACTGTTGAGTGTACTATTATTGGTCAACAACAGATTGATATATCAATGAGAGAGACTAAACTCTCTGGTGCTCCACAACATAGTCACACAGTATATCATACTGTACCAGGATTTAATAGTTATCAAGCAGAAGCAGGTGGTGATAGGTATCTACAAGACTATCGTGAAGGTAGAGGTAGACTTGCTAGATGGTATCCTACTGGTGGTATTGTATTCACACACAAGCATGGACTATTAAGAAGTCCTATTACAGATAATACTGTTGCTACCTATGATGTATTTGATGCATTTGGTGGTGCTGGTGGTTGTGGATCACTTAAAGATCCAACAGCATCAGCAAATGAACAGTTCTACATGGCATCAGGTGCTCAAGGTGCTGGTTCATACATATTCCAAACTTATATACCTGACCCAGTAATGAAACAGTTTACTGGTTCATCTAATATTGGTGGTAGAACAGTTAACACTGGTGGTACTCCTGTATATGATTATTCAGATGAGTGGACATATTCATCACCAGGATCATACAGCATTAACTTAGGAAATATCTCAGGTACACCAGACAGATTAATATACACAGTTGTTGGTGGTGGTGGATCTGGTGCTGCTGGTAATGTTGCTGGTAATGATGGTGGCAGTAGTAGTATAGTTGTTGGTAGTGATCTTAACTTGGTCTCTGCTGGTGGTGGAGGCGGTGGTGCATCCAACGGACAGCAAGGAGGACAAGGTGGAGCTGGTGGTACTGCCACACAATCTGGTAGTGTTTCAGCTACTGGTAATCAAGATGGTCAGGATGGTGGTGCAGGTGCTAATGGTCAGACATCAGATGGTTGGCCAATCGCAGACTTTCCAAATGATCCTGGCGGTGGTGGTACTGCTGGAGTGTTTGGTGACTATGGTAATGGAACTGCTGGTATAAATCTACGTGTCGGTGGACAAAGTGGTACATATACAGAGACACTTAATAGTGATGGTACATTTAATACTCAGGGTATTAGTAATCCAAGTGCAGTTCAATTCACAGTAAGAGGTGGAAACGGTGGTACTGCTCGTGGTAACCGTGTGGGATATCAAGGTGCGGTTATGGTCATTGATATGATCAGTTCACAGTTGAGTAGTTTCTCAACTGGTGGGTGGAATGTCAAAGTTGGTAGTCCAGGTCAAAATGGTGGACCTGTAAATGGTGGTGCTGGTGGAACCAATAGCATGGGTGCTAATGGTGGAACAGGTGGTGCAGGACATAATGATGCTGACGGCGGTGGAGGTGGTGCTGCTGGCATGATTATGCGTGGTACACAAATTCTTGGAGGTGCTGCTGGAGGCGGTGGCGGTGGTGGAGACGGATATGACGGTGGTGCTGGTCAAAATGGTCAAGGACCACCATCAGGATATTCTCAACCAGATGGTACAACTCAACCAATAGGACCAGGTGCTGGTGGTAATGGCGGTGGTTACGGATGTATCGGTGGTGGCGGTGGAGCAGGTGGTGCTGGAGTCGCTAGAAATGGTATATCATTTGGTGGACAAGGAAACGGTGGAGCATCAGGTGGACCTGGTGGTGGACCTGGTGCAGATGGAGGTCACGGTGGTGGATCTGGTGGTGTATCAGGTGTTAGTTCTTATCGTAGTGATTGGTTTAGTTTAAACTCATTCAGTCATTCACATAATGGTACTGGTGGTGTTACCCTGAGTGTCACATATAATAATGACTACTGGACTGCTGGTGGCGGTGGTGGTGGATCAGGTGGTAACTGGGGTGGATCAATACAATGGACTAACTTAAACAATCCTAGTTCAGTATCAGTCACAGTTGGTGCTGGTGGAGCAGGTGTCAATCCAGGTGGACAAACTACTGGTTCTACATCTAATGGTGATGGTGGATATGTTAAGATTGGATTGGGTAAGATTGTTGGATACACTGGTGGATCAACAGGTACATCAACAGGTGACATTATTGCATCAGGATCACAATCAAACACAGTATGGGATGTAAATATTGTTGGTAATGGTACTGGTACTGGTACTGCTGGCAACTTTAAACTACCAACCACACAAGTACCAGATGTTTATATTGTTGGTGGTGGTGCTACTACTGCTGCTACTGCGTCAGTAACCGTAGCATCTAATAAAGTAACAGCAATCAATTTAGATTCTGCTGGTGGTGGATACACAGAGATACCATACATCTATGTTATGAATGGAGCTGGTGGTGGTACTAAGGTTACATCCACAGTTGATGATGCTGCTGGTGTTGTTGATCAATTATTCTTAACTTCTAATAGTTCATCACAATATACTAACTACGTCAAGTTCGGTGGTCTCAGTGGTACAACTGGCACACGATACATTACATTAAATCCAGTTGACACAACCAATTGTAATTATTTCTCCATCAAGGCATGTAGAGGTAATGGTGTCAATGGTGGTAACGTACCAGAAGAAGTGTTACGTGTATACTATCAACCTGCTGACTCAACTAGTTGGACATTGATTGATACTATTATCACACCAAACTCAGTTAGAACTGATCCTATTATTGGTGATGTTCCTGTACTCAGTCAAGCATGGGATGGTGCAAGTGGTGCTACTAAATGGTATACTTATTCAGTAGCAATGCCAATTGATGCTAAAGCAGTTGGTACTAAGATAAAGATTGAACAACCACGTGCAACACCTAGTGCTGCCAATGATAATGATGCAGACAGTGACCACTATGGTATATGTGAATTCATTTATTGGAATGAAAAGGTGAGTGGTCTTGTATTTGTTCCTACTGCTGGTAAGATCAGTAAACCAGGTGTTGACTCACTAAGTTATACTGTTCAAGGTGAGACAGGTCCAGGTATTACATATAGTTCTGGTCTTGGTGCTTCTGAAGCAACGTTGACATTAAAATCAACTACTAAGATAGAACCACAAGCAACTATTGATCCTGATATTGATGTACCACTCTTACATCCTTACATATTATGCAAGTACTTGATTAAAGCTTTCTAAATACTACGGAGATACTAATAATACAATGGCAGATGCACCAGTACTGCAAGTACAGTTAGATGTAATCAATCAGGAGATTGAGTACAACGGTACACCAAAGACTATTCCTGAATCATATTGGAAGGATACACTCACTCCATTGTTATACCCTTTATGGGATAGTGACAAGGATAAACTTATCACGTTTCAGTATTTTACCAATGATTCATACACAGCAAAGCGTAGGAAGTATGTAAAAGACTTTAAGACTAACACATTTAAGTGGGTTGACTATGAGATGGAGGCAGTTGGTGCTGCTGAAGCGACTGCATTTAAAGATAAACTAATTGAAGGATTCTATTTAATTGATTCACTTGAGAACGATGAGTTCCAAGATGAATTAGCTAGAATGTATTCTAAGCAGAAAGCAGTATCACCATTTAGTATAAGACTAGCAAGAAATTTCTTGTTGGATGAAACAGATTGGACACAGTTAGCTGATGCACCAATTGATGCTGATACTAAAGCACAGTATACATTGTATAGAACTAAACTAAGAGAACTAACTGATTCTGCTGAGTTTACTAATGACACAGAGAATACTAAGTTCCCTATATCTCCAGAGTTTTATAATAAAGTATACAAGGTAGACTTCCCAACTGAAGATTATCTTGCAACTGCTGACCAGTTCATTGAAATGGGTAAGCACAGACTTAAGAAGTTTAGAGATAAGATAGCATATTTCTTGACACTCAAGTCAGAGACTGATAAGACATACTTCAATGATATGTTGGTTGAGTATGATAAGATTAAAACAGATAGAATAGAAACTCCTAGAGATGATCTAGATACTGAGAAGAATAGAGATTTCTTAGAGAAAATTATTAAAGATGCAAGTGATGAGTTAGGTAATATGTCATGATTGTACAAGGTAACGAACTATCAGTATTTCAGTTGATGGAATACTATGCTAATCGTAACCAATGTTATTTGGTATACATGGACCTTAGCACATATAATGCTCTTGATGCAAGCAAGAAAGCAACTGTCAATACATGGTACGAAGAGTTCATCGATGAGTATGTACTTGACATCATCAAGCAAGGGGTGTATACTACTATCAGATTCGAGGCAGAGGACGCTGCTACAGTGAATGCTGGTGCTTGGTTCCCCAAGTTAGCAGACTGTCCAGACTCAGATCATTTCATAAATGCGTATGTCTTAGATACATACGGTGATATAGTATGGCAAAACGTACCAGACCCAACCTAGAGAAACTAGAAAACCCATATCTATTAGAAGATAAGTTTATGATGCCAGGTTTTGTTACCAAACAACCTTATGGTGAGTGGGCTGCTGTCCCTGTCATGGGTAAGCATAACAGATACATGGTCATACACAATGGTGAAATACTCAAAGCATGCAACTATGATGTTGCTTTCAACCTTATGATGAAACATTATAAATGAGAGATACAGTATTATTTGGTGATTGTCGTAAAACACTTGACACACTACATGCACATATTACTACAGGTATTGCTGAAAGACCACGTATGTGTGTCACATCTCCACCTTACTATGGTCTAAGAGACTATGGTGGGGAGGATGACCAAATAGGTCAAGAGCAGACACCTGAAGAATTTGTTGAGAATTTAGTAGAAGTATTCAGAGGTGTAAAGAATGTGCTCACAGATGATGGAACTCTTTGGCTTAATATTGGGGATAGTTACTATAATTACAGGCCAGGGCGAGGACAAGGACTGGTTAAACAAACAGTCTCAAATACAAAACAAGATCTACCAGATGTGTGTCCTCGTAGAGGAAACAAACTTGAAGGATTGAAAGAGAAGGATCTTATTGGTATTCCATGGATGCTTGCATTTGCATTACGTGCTGATGGTTGGTATCTAAGACAAGATATTATTTGGAACAAACCAAATCCTATGCCTGAGAGTGTACGTGATCGTTGTACTAAATCACATGAGTACATATTTTTATTGAGTAAGAGTAAAAGATATTATTATAACAATGAAGCAATCAAAGAACCAGCAAAAGATTGGGGTACTAGAGATCGTACTCAAGGTAAGTATCATAATGCTGGCACTGGTCTATCCCCTCACACAGGCTTGACTAAGAGTTATAAGACAAAGAATAAGCGTAGTGTGTGGTCAGTAACCAATAAACCTTACAAGGGTGCTCATTTTGCAGTGTATCCACCTGATCTCATTGAACCATGCATTCTAGCAGGATCAGAGGAGGGTGACATCATACTTGATCCATTCTTAGGATCAGGTACTACTGCGATGGTTGCTAAGAAACATAATAGATCATATATTGGGTGTGAACTCCATAAGGACTATGCCAGTTTACAAACTGACCGTATTAATAGCATACCCAACAAACTTCCGCTATACTAGTAGTAGCGTTAGTTAAACGATGCCTTCTACAGTATCACAACAACAGAAAGCAAGATTCTTTGCTGAAGGACACACACTCCCTACATGTGTCAATGATGGATGTAGTAATAATGTACAAGTAAGAGAGTGGAAGTATTGGTCATTCAAATCAGAATGCTCTAGTTGTGCTACTGCACGTAAGAAAGGTGTTGATAGACCTGGTGTTACAAGACATAAAAAGAACTATTGTGAAAATAATGATGGTCATTTAGGATGGACATGTCCTGTATCTACATTTGTAGGATTTGAGACTAGTCTTGACCTAGACCATTTAGATGGTGATCATCATAACAATGTTCCTAGTAATGTCAAGACATACTGTAAACTATGTCATGGACGTAAATCAATATTAAATGGAGACTGCAACAGTAACAAATCATCATCGAGGAGCATTGGATGATCATACATGATGACGCATTAAATTATTTGTCTAACATGGAGGAGAGTGTACAGTTAACATGTACATCACCTCCATATTATAATGCAAAGGCATACGCACAGTGGCCCACATATGATAAGTATCTACAATTCCTTGAGGATATATTTCGTGAAGTATTCAGAGTAACTGAACAAGGTAGAATGTGTGCTGTTAATTTATCACCAGTAATACAAGCACGTGAGTCAAGAGCACATGAGAGTAAGAGACTTGCGATACCATTCCACTTCTTCAGTATTATGGAGAGACTAGGATGGCAATACATTGATGATATTATATGGTTGAAACCTGAAGGATCTGCTGTTAATCGTAACGGTGGATTCTATCAGCATCGTAAACCAGTAGCATACAAACCAAATCTTGTTACAGAGACTATATTAATATTCAAGAAACCTGCACCATTTCTTATAGATAAGACAGTACGATCATGCTCACCTGAGATACTAGAGAAGTCATTAGTTCCTGATGGGTATGAACGTAGCAATGTATGGCAGTTCAATCCAGAGACTACATCAAAACATCTAGCACCATATCCACAACAACTATCAGATAAGATAGTTCAGTACTATAGTTTTGTGAATGATCTAGTTCTTGATCCTTTCATAGGGTCAGGCACTACTGCTATATCATGCTTAGATTATGACAGACGATACATTGGTATTGAAATTCATGAAGAGTATGTTAAGATGGCAAATGATCGTATTACACGTCACACACCACTGAAGAAGTTCTTATGAAAGATCAGCAAACCATTGATGATCATGAATCACATGATATGAAATGGAATCGTGGACTGGATTTATACATAGAATCAGTACACAAACCAGACAATGCCCTACGTGGGTGTGCTCATAACCAGAAGTGTTTCAATGAACTGATGGAAGTAAGAGCACATGTATTAGAATATCTCACAACATTACGGAGACCAGTATGAAAAGCAGGAAAACAATGCTATCACAAGCAATTCAAATGTATCTTGATGATGCATCTGTTGATGAGTTTCATGCTGATTTAGAGTCAGAGTTAGAGAGACTACGCTCATTTCATCAACAACATGCGGATGATGCAAATAAAATGAGTGGTAAAGCACCTAAAACAATATTATTGAATGAGGAGGACTGGAATGAGTGGGGTAAAGACCCTGACTGGACACCAGATCCTGAAGTTGGGTATGAATATACACCACCAACTACTATACCTGGTAAAGCAGAGCAAAACAAGTATAATTATGCTGCTCACATTACTATGTCAGATATAGCAAAGTTTCACAGGGGTAGCACCTTATAATGTGACAGTGTTACAAGTGTCTAACAAATGGTTGCAACGGACACACTACACGTTATAATACTCTTGGGAAACAAAGAGAGGTTCTCAACTAGTCTGACTTAGAAGCAGACACATGATGTTGAGGTAATCATACACAAGGACACGTCCTCTTTTGTTTCTCTCATCCTTTATACGTGGTCTCATGCAAGTAACCAGTCTAACAAGAGCATCATCAAATGGTAAGATTATAGTATGTCCATGCTGTGATCAACCATCAAGAGTATATCATTTTAGTTGGTCAGCATTAACATGTGCTCACTGTGAGGAGTCAGTACCCAAATTACAATGGAATTTGCTATGAGTTTAAAGGTGGACACAATCAGTAGGATCATAGGATCATGTATGATTGTGATTTCATATTTTATTATATTACATGTTAATGTACTCGTTGGTACAGTCATACATGCCATTGCTGATGTGATTAGCATACCATATTTCATTCGTACTAAAGGATGGGATGTAGTTATTATGCTATCATTCATGACATGCATTTCTATAAGCAAGTTTGCTTTATAACAATGCAGAAGAACTTTCCTTTTGCGGTCGGTGACCGTGTTAAACTCAATGATGATGAAGGGTTCATCACATTTATAGACACACAATACTTTACGTTATGTGTTCGAGAGTGGGAAGATAAGAATAGTATGCATGGATTTAGACAATGTAATGTATTAATATACAGGTCATATTGGGATGAAGTAGAAAGACTGTGACAGTTGTAAAAGTGACCATGATTGGTTGCATGTGTTGTTGTGTGCATTATAATAAGTACATAACAAACAAAGGAACACATGACTAGACCAGAATTCGTTGAGTATGTTGAATCATTCTACTTACCAACACATGAGGATGTATTATATCCTATTGAAGGATTAACTAGTCAGAAGATTGAAGATGCACTTGATGTGTACATTGAGAGAATTGAGAAAGGTGACCTAGAGTATGTACATTATACTTGGGGTGGTGGAGATAGTTTAGACAGAGAAAGAGTAAGAGATATCATACTAGAGACAGTTTAATTACTGTCACACACTCTGTTGCATTCATGCAACCATCCATTATAATAAGTACATCAACCAAAGGAACACTACCATGACAGTAGCAGAAAGAACTCAAGAACTAGTGAACGCACTACAAGCAAACTATGACCAAAATGGTTATGGTGACACTAAGTTTGATATGAAAGAAGGACGTAAGTATATTAAGATCTGTCATTACACACCTCAAGAGAGTGTACATGCATTTGTAGATAAGAAGACAGGTGATGTGTTTAAACCAGCATCATGGAGAGGACCAGCAAAGTATGCTAGATATAACCTATTAGATGAAGCATCATATCATACAGCATTAGGAAGAGCAGACTGGGCAGGAGGCTATCTCTATATGAGATAGTTGACACCCTGACCATCCTTTGCTAAACTATTCTACAGGTATTATCCTACAATGTCAAAAAAGTTTTACAACCAACAACTAAAGGCACAACGCCTGTCACCACTGGTCGTATCCTATGTTAAAGAACTACTTGCTCCTATCCCAACGAGCAGTGAACGCTCTGCCTTTTGCGTTCGACTTAATACTAACGCTGATCCTGACTCTAGAGATTACAGAGCATTTTGGCGTTACCAATCTTGTTTCACTCTTGAGTTTGTTAAAGCACTAGAGTCCAAGATACCACAAGGATTTCGCCTTGTAAAGTATGACCATCTAAACAACATCGCATCTTTGGAGCGTAATTAAATGACTAAGGACACACCAGAATCACATTTCATGGAGATCCGTATATCAGGAGAGCGTGACAAACTATGTGAGTGGGTCATGGATCGCTTCAGAGTTCTGATTACGGAGGAGAGGGTCGATGATGCCATTGCATTTGCAGATGAATGGTTCGAATGGATGGATCCCGACAACTACATAGACGAGTCCACTCATTTTTTCGACGAGTATGAGCTCAAAGAACTCTATGAATCAATCACAAATTGAAGAGTCATTGCGTGTATTGGTTCTTCAGTACTGTGAAGCACAGACTAAACATGATGAGGAAGCATCCGCAAAGATCTTAAAGAACATTGAATCACTACGTAAACTCTGTAAGGATTGCTAATGGTAGACCATGAACGTATCAAAGGATGGGAACGAGAGTATCTCTCAGACGCATTCAATGTTATCAATAAGCGAGAGAGGGAGATTCTTGAAGGATCTCCACTTAAATCACACGAAGGTATGATTTATGGTAGAATGTATGCTGAATGGAAAGCACACAATGAAATGCCATGATTGATATGAGTCGTGTAGTCGTGGATGAAATATTCCAAGACTTCATAATCACAGTTAATTTAGAACATGATTTGGATAGTATTGCTAAGGACACATATATCCTTAAGCAAGACTATCCTTCTCAGTCTATCAGTAACATCGGAGGTTGGCAGTCTCCAGTATTTGGACCACAGTGTCCAATAGAAATACAACGAAAGATCCCACAAAGTATCTCAAATCTTCAGAAAGACTGTTGGGAGTTGTGTAATAGTATTACAACTGGTAAGTTTCAGAAGAAACTGCGTAAAGATCATATGGGTTGGTGGGTGAATATCAATGAGAAACATCACTACAATGCTATACATCACCATGGACGCACAGATTTAATTGCAGTTGCATTCATTAAGACACCTGATAACAGTGGTAAGATGATAGTAGCTCGCAATGATGGGTCAACATATTCACAGTTGTATGATGATTTTCAATACAGTGTACCGAGTGAAGCAGGTAAGTTATACATATTACCTGGTCATGTCTGGCATTATGTTGAAGAGTCATACAGTGATGAAGATAGAATCAGCATCGCATTCAATTACTACATAAATCCAAAGAAGGTATAATATGATAGTAATAACAGGTGAGAACATCAGACTACTGTCAATCATGATACTATTCATGATATGGATTTATTTGTTAATTGAAACACTCGCAATGAACTCAGTGAAAGATGATCGCAAAAATAATAGATAATCAATTTGATCAACAGTATTTGTATAACATATATCAAGCACTGAATGATGAATTAGATTACAAAGCAAACAACATAGCCAATCGTAAGACATGGCCATTTGGTGACAGTGGTTCACATAGACTGTTAGGATGCACATTATTTGAACGCAAGTCATTGAATAGATGCACAGTATTACATGATAAAGCACAACCATTCTTTGATATGTTTGAGAGAATATGTGCTATCTCAAAGCATGAGTATTATTTGCAGCAGATTTTCATCAACTTACAACACTCTGGATGTGATGGATCATCACACATTGATTCCATAGATGGTACGAACGACGAACTTACTATCATGGTATTCCCTAACCCTGAGTGGTGTCAAGAGTGGGGAGGACAGTTTCAAATCCTAGACAAGGACCGAGTAGTAGAGACACACGAGTACAAACCAGGCAGAATTGTTATGTTTCCTGCTTATGTCAGTCATCGAGGACTTGGACCTAGTATAGATTACCCACATTTGTATAGATATAGTATAGTGTTTAGAGTACGACTATGACTCATTATATTGTTGGTTATCATGACTATGAACTCAAGACTCATGAGGTATGTGAATACGCCCATGACTCATATGAAGCACGAGTAGATGCAACAGAAGATGTCCCATACATTCATGATCATCCTAACTGTATAGACTACATTTTAACAGCAGACTGAGTATAAACTCGTAGGCATAAATTATTGTTACCAATAACAATATATGTTACCAATTCCACATAAATAGTGGTAGAATTAAGGACAGAAAGATGAAGTGATTTTCAATCTTCGTTATGTAAAACTAAATTCTAAAGAGGTAAAATAAATGCACAATCTCATCTCGCAGAACCAATTAGCAGAATGGAAGCACATCGAGTCTTCCACCACGCAGGATACTCTGACCAAGTTAGATGATTACTACGATTGTATAATTGAAGCAGATGCGGTGCATGGAGACAAACGAATGTGTAGGTCATTACTACCATAAGAAAAACTGAATATTTACAACAAACCTCTTGACAAATCAGTCAAGGGGTTTTATAATGTAAGGAGTTAATGAACTATTATGAGTGATAAGACCACTAAGGTACGAGCACAAATGAAATCCAGGTTTTATTATATGTTTTGGGGTATTGCTACTGTGTCTGTAGTTGCTGGTCAACTATATGTTGGCAGTGGATACAGAGCATATGCTAATGCACTACTGAGAATCTTTGAGTCGATTGAATTGGAATTTACAGGACCAAATACTAATCCATACCAATTCATGAGTTCTAATGACAACTGATCAGTGGTTTCCCCTACCATTATATGAATACGTTTGTTCAATACCAGAGAGAAAAGAACTAAATGATGATCTAAATCTCACTGAGTTTGAACATAGACCTGGTTGGAGTGCTGATACACATCATCTCACACCTGACCCATTTGGATCAAATGTATTGGAGAAGAGTGATACATTTCAACAGTTCTTACAATATCACGTCGCCCAATACCTGAATGATATTGGTATTGAACATCATGATCCCTATCATATTGATAATTCATGGTTCACGTCAACTACTAATGGACAGTATGCACACTTGCACAGTCATGGTGGCAGCGACATCAGTGGCGTGTATTATATAAGTACCAATTCACGTGATGGTAACATATACTTTCACTCGCCACATTATGTGAGTGAGAACAATTATATGATAGCACATCTGGATATGGCAAGACAAATCACACCTAAGAAGGGTATGATTGTACTGTGGCCATCATTCTTAATGCATGGTACACGTATCAATGAGACAAATCACAATAGAATATCAATGTCATTTAATCTCACATTTAAACGATGAAAACACTAATCCCACTAACTGACACACAAATTAAATTATTAATACAGTGTGTAGATGCAGAATCAGTACATGCATCAACTGACCAATCAAAGGAAGAATTAAATGATGTAAGACGCACACTATTAAATGAAAGTGGATTTGATTATGAATACAACTCATTGAATGAAGATAGTGAATATCAATCACGTCATGCATTCACACCTGAGTTTGAACAAGGAGCAAGAGATATAGTTGAACAACACACACCTATGCCACCATCTTATCCACAATGAGAATGAACAATCAAACTAAACTATTATTTGCACTAGAACATGTAGCACATTTAGAAGATTTATTCATAGACATGACTGATGAAGCATTACTAGCAGCATCACTCAGAGACATCAAATCTGTACTCGAAAGACAGTATAACACACTACATAAAAGTAGGCAACGTGGGTATGCATACAGACTAGATGAATTACAAGAATGATAGTATTGGATAGTATCCTCCGCACATTGGTAACACTGAGTTTTCCACAGTTTTTAGGGTGCTTGTGGAAAACATTTAAAATGTATTAAAAAATATATGTAAGGTGCTCTAGAGATGTTGTCTTAGCCCGCCAGCGACCGAATGTCAAGTATGCCTGTGCCACTTCTCAAAGTGTCACACAAGGACTCGAAAACACTCGAAAACACACTATAATAAAGGAGTAGTTCGGGGAAACGCCAAAAAAGAGTCTTTTTGAGTTTTTCACAACCTGTGGAAAACGAAAAAGCACGAAAAATGGTTTTTTTGACTTTTTAAGAAGTTTAAGAAAGCTATTTTTAAGTATTTTGCGTTTTTTCGAGTTTTTTCGAGTTAAACCTAACACAAACTCTCTAAAATGTCAATGATTTACGAAAAATTCACATCAAGTGCGATTAAATCAGTCGAAACACTTGACAACACTGTGAAAGTAGTGTATAATAGTAATATAAACAAAGAATATGAGTTTAATTGCCAAAATATACAAGAATTCGTTAATAAACTATCAGAAACACTCATAGCTCATGAAGAACTATTAGAAGGAGGGTCTGTGGGCAAGTTTATTAATCAATCTATCAAATCAGGTGTCCTAGTAGAGAATAAATAAACCACCACTAGTTAATAACAATGGCACGACACGGTAAGACTAACAAATCATCCAAATTAAAGGATGTATTTGTTAATGACTTCGAGGATTACGGTTTAGATGTTAAAAATGTAAGGAGAAATAAGAAAAAGAAAGTAACAAAGTTTAAAAACTATGATGATAGTTATTATCATACAGATAATTATGTACATGGTTACTAGTGTGTAGTGACAGTTTAGGAACTGTCCCCAAATTGTTTCATTTTATTACAAAGCACCTTCACGGGTGCTTTTTATTTGTATAATGAACGAGTCTAACGCATTTTATTAATGACAGTCGCAACAGCAACCAAACCAACAGCACCTCGTAAGAGACGCACACGCAAGGTTGCAGTCAAAACAGTCAAGGTCACAAAACCAACGTTAAAGAGACCATCGGCAGCAAAGTTGATTTCACCCCAACGCTACTGGTCCGACATTAAAACACGTTGGAGCATACATCAGTATGAAATTACTATGTTAGCAGCAGACCTCACCAAACTCAACAAGTATGTGAGACAGTTTACAAAGTGACCACTAAGACCCCACACGGGGTCTTTTTTTGTTATTATAAAGAAGTGGGACAGGGTTCAATCATTTTGGACACGGCATACATGGCATCCCTGAGTAGAAGGATCTTAAATGACCGTGTATTGAACATGGTGATCGTACTACAGACATCTGCTATGTACACTCCTTATATGATTACTGTCCCACACTCTAGAGGCATCCGTAAGACTGGCAGGGGTTGCGTTCACTAATCGCATTTAATTCGAACCTCAGCAAACATAAGTCCTCTTTTATTCTTTACATTCAAACTATGTCATTTTTCAAGCACGTCAAACTACATGAATACGATATCACCGACTTAGGGATACGACAGGCGTGTTATGATGAACTAGTAGCAGATGGCAACAACTCAGATGAGAAACAATTAAGAATTCTCGCTGTTGCTATGTGTGAAGAGTTCAAAGATTACATGCGTCCTTTATTCTCATGAATCAATTTAGAATCGAATGCTCAGAGGTTAACTACTTCACAATATTAGTTGAAGCAGAGACCGAAGACGCAGCAAGGGAACTTGCTCATGCAAATATCAATTCATTTGATATTGAGGATGAATACACATCAGAATGGTCTATTGAGACTGTGGAGGAATTATGAAAGTTGATGTGTATTCAATGCTTGACGGTCGCACGGTTGACCGCATAGCAGAGGACATTGCCGAAGCACTTGCTAAAAATGGTTATGATCCCTCAGCAGTTAGTTGGGACATTGATTGTACTGTACTTGATCTAGATGAAGATCTATGATAGACCAGTTCACAAACTGTCACCCTACCCCTTCACAGGGGTATTTTTCCCTCTATAATAAGAGAGTACAAACAAAGGTCACTCATGAGAAAGATTGAAAAGCAAATGAACAACGCAGTCAACAACCGCACATCATGGTCAAACTCAAATACAAGGGTTGATCGCATGGGCAACCGTTCTGAGGTTTACTTGCATAACAATCACATTGCAACAGTGTATGACAATGGCGATCTCCAACTCAGCAGTGCAGGTTGGGAGACTGTCACAACTAAGTCAAGACTGAATGCACTTCTAGAGAATTTCTTTGGATACACTCTAAGAATTTTCCAACACGACTTTACCTGGTACGTTGGAGACCGTAACACCCCATTTTTTGACGGGTTTACTATCCAACGATGACCAACACGGGGTGGACCTTCCACCCCTTTATCCTTTACCCTTAACCCTTTAATATTATGGCACGTTACATTGCGTCGTATTGCAACGAAGAGTTGCAGACCTGGTTTATGTTTCTTTTTGCTAAGAAAGTGTGGGAGCATGTTGACACATGTTATAATATAGAACATATCACGGAGGGCAGCCGTAATGGAAAAAACGTTTGAAGAGTATTTAAAAAACGAGCTCGAATATTATGACGAGCACCCCGAAGAGGATGACCCCTTAGAATGTCATTCTAATGCACTATTGGTGTCTGAGTGTGAGTACAAGTGACAGTTGAGAAAGTGTCACAGTGTGGGTTTCATTGGTGTGGATTTTGTCTATAATAAGGACATGAGAAACATACGACTCACCGAAGCACAAGAATCCGCCCTCGCTGATGCTCTTGTGATGCTGATGGATTTGGGAGTACCCGATCACATCAACGAAGCAGACTTCGACTCTGCTTGTGAAATCATTTTCAATCCAACCCCATTTTGCTACGACTAATGAGTACACTTCATCACGAATCAATTCTAGAGACCTGTTACGAAGAGGTCATGCAAGAAATCACTGACACAGGTGATATTGCTATGATGAACTCAGATGATATCGAGTTCGCTGTGCGTCAACGTTTCGAATCGCTTTGTCAGTAATGCCACAGTATCAAGACTGCACCTTCGATCAACTTATCGAAGATTACGCCGAGTTACAAGCGAATCGATTGCACGAAGACCCCGACAGTGCATATCAATTCATTTATGAAACACTCTCAGCACAATATGAGAGAATGACTGAAAGAGAATTGATAGACCACATCAACGAGGTTGAGTGTGAAGATACAGCAGATGAGATCATCTCAACTCATTATGGCATCAATCCACCCGATTGTTTTATCACTGGGTGACAGTTGAGAAAGTGTCCCAAGCATCCTACACAGGGTGCTTTTTTTGTGTATAATAAGAATGTACACACAAAGGAGCACACTTGAAACGTCTTGAACTAATCATGGGTCGCAACATTCCTAACAACGGAACTGTCACCGATCATATGATGAACGATTTCATAAGAGTTGAAATCATGCCACATTTTGAGTATGGCACATTCATTGACGGCGAAGGTCTCTGGAAAGGTGAACTAGAACAAACCAAGATTTTTTATCTTGAGGTCGCTGACAATGAGGTTGATGAGCACATGATCTCACTCAACTGCATAGCAGCAGCATATAAGAAACAGTTCAATCAAGACTCTGTTCTTATATCACAAGTGCAAACCAACGCCATCTTTAACTAATGAGCATTCGCTACTGGACAGCAACCGACCAACGCAACGGGAGAGTCATCACATTCTCCTCTAAATCCAAAGCGTTGGACATGTTGGCATTTTATCAAGGTGCTGGCATACGTTGCGAACTTTGCAACTAATTGTTAAGAGGGCATTGCTACTGCATGCCCTCTCCTCTATAATAAGAGCATGAACAAAGACATCTTTCTCACAAACGAATCTGCTCGCCGTGACCCTGTTGTCCAGGCAGCAATGAAATCAATCCTCGCTCGCATGACTCAAGAGCATGACAGAGCATCCGCAGGAATCGCACCTCACACAGTTGAGGTTTCACCAGTCAACTTTTTACAAGATGTAATGGATGATCTCGGTGACCCACAACTTAGAGACCGTGAGCGTGAGGAGTATTTCAGGAATGGTTGGGGCGACAGTCTCAACGGTTGCTGGATGTAATCAGTATATCACACCCTGTCCCAAACGACAGGGTTTTTTTGTGATCCCCGACCGATGGGGGTTGCCGAGCGAAAAAAGTACCGTCTTTCTAACCTACAAACGTTTCCCAGAGCGTGATAAATAGAAATACAAAATTAAAATTTGAAAACCTTCATTTTCAAAAAAATTTTCCAGCAAAAAATTCGCCCGAAAAGTTTATCATGGCATATAGAGAATTAAGTAAAGCAGAAAAGGTTGCACGATGGTTTAACCAGAGACGTATCGGAACTGCAATGCTGCATAAGAAGAGCATCCGATGGTTTCAGAAAAAGACTGGGTTATCAAATTATCAAATACAGTGGTTAAGTTTCGCTGAGGGTGTTATAATTACATTAATCATTTTATAAACATGGCAAGAGTTACTACAAGTGAAATTCTGATGCAGTTGATGCAATTGCAGAGTCGGGTAGGTGACATGGAGAAATCGCTAGATCGCCGTTTGACACATATTGAGAAACGATTCGAACAATTCGAATTAGACGCAAGGTTCAAGAGTGATCCAGCGAATGACCCCATTGGTGATCTACCAGGTATGTCTGGTGGTAAACCAGTATCAAGTTTTGGAAAGAGCATGGGATTATGACCAAAGAGAATCTCAACTATTATGAAAAGGCATTAAATGATTTTGAGCACTTCTGTGATGAATTTGAGAATGCTGCAACTAAACGTTATGCAGGTGTAGATGATGGATCAACAGCAACTATTGACACTAAAACAGTTGAACGAGCAACTCCAGCAGTTGTCTCAGAGATTGACGAACTTGGAACAGAGAGTGAAGAGTTTAGAGAACCTCCAATTAATGTACAAGCCACCTATGTCGGAGGAGTATTGGACTCTGACCCAGACACTGAATGACTTGTATAAGAAGATTGATATTTTAGGACGGTATACAGGTGGATGATAAAACTTATAGAGATATTATGTTGATACATGATATTATATCGATAAACTCTTTACACCTTTCTATGGGTAAGTTTATCGATAGTGTACAAATCGCATTAGAGGATAAAGATGCCAGCAGCAGCGACTAAGGGTAGTGAAGTAACTACTGGACATGGTTGTACAGCAACGACCACTATCCTAGATGGGGATGACTCTGTGAAGATTGGTGGGAAGGATGCAGCAGTGCAGGGTTCTAACCTGACAACACATACCGCCCCTGCTGGTGATAAGTGTTTGCCACACTCTACCAAAGTAACAGAGGGATCAAATAGTGTGCTGGTCAATGGCAAACCCCTTGCAAGAGTAGGCGATGGAATCGGATGTAGTGCAAGTGGTAAAATCAATGCAGGTGATAGCAGTGTTATTGCAGGATGAATGATCTTGTGTTATAATATGAGGAGTTAGTCAATACATATGGCAATTCGTAAACAAACGTTGAGTGGTACAAATCTTTTTGTAGAGGCGATTCCTAAGAAGACTCGTCAGGGTCTTGGAAAGCATACGAAATATTCTGCTACTTCACGTAACAAGGCTAAAAAGCGTTACAGAGGTCAAGGTCGATCATGAGTGACGAGTTAGTTAGAATCGCTAATGCTCTTGAGCGTATAGCAGATTACTATGAGAAAGGTCTACATGTAGATATTGACCATGCTCATATAGATGATATCGGTGAAATACACGGTGACGTGATAACTCATCCGAAGCAATTCTAGGAGGCGGTGCTCCGAAACGCCGAAATCTCCGAATGAATATTTAAAATGTATCAAGCATTACCCAATTGTCTACATGTTAAAGATAGTCCTATCGCAGGGCAAGGTCTTTTTGCAACACAGGATATACCTAATGATGTTTATCTGGGTATATCTCATGTTGTAGTAGATGAAGAGATTATGAGAACTCCGTTAGGAGGGTTTGTGAATCATTCCGATGATCCAAATTGCGTGAAAGTCTTTGAAGAGGAGGAGTGGGGTAAGATATATCACATGAGAACTATCAAAGCAATTAAGAAGGGGGAAGAGTTGTTCTTGAAATATACATTTTATAGCGTCTAAATAAATTGGAGTATTCTAATTTGTTTGAGTGGCTACGAAGTATACACAATCCTTCAAGGATTTATCTCTTACGTTCAAAAAACATCCTGTAACTGACGATTTGTTGGTTACAAAGAATGCTGCTGCCATTCAACAATCAATCACATCACTATTATTAACTAATAAAGGCGAAAGACTGTTTCAACCCGAATTGGGTAGCAGTCTTCGCCGTTTTTTATTTGAACCGTTGGATTACGCTACTGCGAGTTTAATTAAGTCAGCAATCATGAGTTCTATACAAGAGTATGAACCAAGAGTTGCGATTACATCATTAACCATTGATCCAAATCAATTCGATGATGGATTTGATGTAGAGATGAGTTATAAGATCTTAGGACTTAGACAACCTCCTGTTACAGTAGACTTCTTCTTGAGCCGTACACGATAATGCCTTACACACAACTCGCCAATCTTGACTTTAAAGATATAAAGTCAACTCTCAAGGATTATTTGAGAGCAGAATCAGATTTTACCGATTATGACTTCGAAGGATCTACCTTAAGTCAACTATTAGACGTACTTGCTTATAATACGTATTATACAGCGTTCAATACCAATATGGTAGTGAATGAACTGTTCTTGGATTCTGCGTCTCTGAGGGACAATGTGGTGTCTCTGGCGAAACAGTTAGGTTATACTCCCAAGTCAATTACAGCATCAACAGCGAGACTTAATTTTAACGTCAATATTCCGAATAATGCTCCTAATTATGTTCTTCTAAAAGCAGGAACAGGATTTTTAACTAATTTTGACGATACGAACTATCAATTTGTAGCAACAAAAGACTTTAAGGCAGAAGTTGCAAACGGTGTTGCACAATTTCGGGATATCGAGATAGTTGAGGGTACGTTAGTCACAACTAGAACTGCGTTTTCCACAGCCCAGAAAGGACAGAAGTTCAAAATTGAGAATAGTAAGGCAGATATCAACACTTTAACGATAAAGATATACAATAGCTCAAATAGCACAGACTTCGAAGAGTGGAAGAAAGCAGATAACATTCTAGATCCTGGTGTGAATTCAGATTCATTAATCTATTTTGTGAATGAGATTGAAGATGAGTCTTATGAGGTTATCTTTGGAGACGGTGTATTAGGAAAACCATTAGCTAACGGAAACGTCGTTGAGATGTCCTATGTGGTCACTCACGGCAAAGATGTTAATGGTGCTAAGACATTTACGTTTGGTGGCGTTCTAGACGATGGTACTAGCACATTAACAGTACCTTTCTCTATTACTGGAATCAGCACTTTGCAAAAAGCAGAGGGTGGAGAGGATATTGAGAGTATTGCTAAGATCAAGTATCTTGCACCTAAGTTTTTCTCTTCACAGAACAGAGCAGTCACAAGTTCTGACTATGAAGTGATTGCACGTAACGTATATCCTGCAATTAGTGATATTATTGTGTTTGGTGGAGAAGAGCAAGTTCCACCTGACTATGGTAAGGTCTTTATTGCTATCAAACCTAATGATGCATCATTCCTTTCTGCATATACTAAGAATGAGATTGTGAATGATCTGAAGAAGTATTCTATTGGATCAATTAGACCAGTATTGGTTGATCCATCTATTTTGTATGTTGAATTAGATTCACATATCTTCTTTGATGGAACTAAGACAGAATTACTTCCGCAACAAGTAGCAGGTAATGCTGCTAAGGGCATCACAGAATATTTGAAGACTTCTCAGACAGAGAAGTTCAATGGTAAGTTCAGATATTCTAAATTTGTAAGTGTCATTGATGAGTCGGATAGAGCAATTAGATCTAACCTAACTTCAGTCACACTCAGAAAAGATTTTATTGCACAGTTGAATTCATCTACATTCTATGAGATCTGTTATCAGAATGCATTTGATACAGATTGTGATAATCCAGTGGTCTCTTCTACTGGTTTCATAACACTAGAATATCCAAACTATACCACGTATTTGGAGGATCGATCTGGAAAAATAGTACTATATAGACTAGATCCAGTGTCAGGCGAGAAAATTATCTTAAATGACTCTTTGGGTGATGTTGATTATGCTAAAGGTGAGATCATGTTATATGACGTGACCCTCATTCAAGGAAGTTTCTCTGATAATAGAATCGAACTGCGTGTAAAACCTGCATCTAACGATGTCACTGTACTTAGAGAAGTATATCTTGACGTAGATGTAGCAAAGAGCAAATTTACAGCGACTAAAGAATAGTGTCTAAGACTGCAAGGAAGACCTCACTATTAATAGAGAATCAACTCGCTTCTTTTATAAGCGAAGAGTATGAACTATTCGGAAAGTTCGTACAAAAGTACTATGAGCAATTAGAATTACAGGGTCAACCTCTTGATATTGCGAATCATCTCACAACATACCGTGACATTGATTTCTATGATCAGGAAATACTCCAACAGTATACACAGTTAACCCAGTTTGCTCAATCAACGGATACGTCACTAACCGTAGGGGACACTAGTGCATTTCCTGATAGTGGTTATCTCAAGGTTGATGATGAGATATGTTTCTATAAGTCTAAATCAGCTACACAGTTCCTAGAGGTCAGTAGAGGAGTATCAGGCAATACGCAGCTGGGAGATCTCTATAAGGAGTCTACATTTGTTACTACCAATGCAGCAGATCACACTGTTGCTGATAAAGTATACAATATTAGTAATCTTTTTCTCTATGCACTAGTAAAAAGTTTCGAATCTCAGTATTTACCTGATTTTCCTGTTGCATATCTTAATGAGAGCGTTGATCAGCGTACTTTAATCAAAAATATTGCGAGTTTCTATAAATCGAAGGGTACTGCTCAATCAATTAAGTTTTTATTCAAATGTATAGTTAAGGATGATCCTGCTCCAGAAGTAAAATACCCTAGAGAGCAAACGATCAAGTCTTCTGAGTCTACTTGGATCAAAAATTATTCTCTTAAGGCAAAAATTCTTTCTGGCACTCCAGAGTCATTTATCGGAAAAGAGATCGTCCAAAACGTAGACGGGGCCTACGCTTCTGCGGTCATAGATAACGTCCTCTTCAGTGGAAGGCATGATGGTGTCGATTTGTATGAATTGATACTTGCGGAAGAAACTGTTAACGGTAAGTTCATATTATCCGCAAAGACTACTTTGAGTGCGGATATCGATAATTCCAGTACCGTAGTTGATGTGTTCTCCACAATGGGGTGGAATGACAAAGGAAAGTTCAATATCAACAACGAGACCTTCACTTTTGAAGAAAAGACTATAGATCAGTTCACTATTAAGACTAGATCGGCCGCTTCTTCACATTATGCTGGTGATTTAGTATATGACGCTGCTAATGTGAGTGTCGGTACTGACTCTGTACTCATATTGGGCGTACTCTACAGTGCTACACCCACCAGTCCAAGTCCTTATGCTAATGTAGGAGAGAGACTTGAGATATCAGATCCTGGTTTTATCAATACAGATGTAAAGGTATTCGATTCTTCTAATAATGTTAGATGGGATCTATCTAACATATCTGCAATCTTTGAGGATGGTGATGATTACTATATTGCGTCACCAAATAATCAGTTACGTATTATTCCTAAAGAACCTACTCTAACTACTGAAATCTATAAAACCAACAATAAGGACATTGGTGTTTTCCTTGATGGTAGTCTTGCTATGGGTGCAAGGCACACTGATAGTATACTTAATGGTGCAATTCAGAAAATTACTGTTACTCATAGGGGTAGCGGATACGCTAAAGAACCATATGTCCTTATAAACGGTGATGCTGGTCTTGCAAGGACTAAGTTAGCAGGTCAGGTAGTCGAATCAGTTATTATCGATACACCACTGTTGTACACTGCTACACCCACCATAGAGATACTCTCTGGTAGGAACGCAGTAGTTACTCCAGTTATAACAAATGGTGCTATCACCAGTATGGTCGTAGCAAATGCAGGTGAGTATTATTCATCTCCACCTGTAATCAGAATTTTAGACTTAGCTGGTAAGGGAAGGTTTGCGGAATATAAAGCAGAGGTCTCAAATAGTGGTGAGTTGACTGCATGTACCCTAGTCACTGCTGGTAGTGGTTATTCCCCTGGTAATATTCGGATCGATATTATCCCAGTTGGTTCTGGAGCGACAGCAGATGCGAGTATTCTCTCATGGACTAAGGATAGGTATAAGTTAACTCAAACAAATCCTGTTCCTGCTGCGTTGCGTAGTGGCGACGATGGTTCGGCTCATAGTCCTATTATGGGGTATGCTTATGATGGGAACCCTATCTATGGTGCTTACGGATACAGCAATCCCCTAGACAGTACTAGTACTATCAGTAAGATGAGCTCTAGTTACTCATTGAATTTGGGAAGATCGATAGGACCTTCCACGGCTGCTTACCCACTAGGTACTTTCTTTGAGGATTACAAGTATACACATAAGCAAGGAACACTAGATCAGAACAATGGTCGTTACTGTATAACACCTGAGTATCCTGATGGTGTCTATGCTTACTTTGTAACTGTTAGTTCATCTAATGAACCTGTATTCCCTTATATCATAGGTGAGAACTATTATGCAGTTCCTA